GTGACCGCATCCTCTGGCAGCACTAACATTGCAACGGTAAGTGTTTCCGGCACCACCATCACGGTGACCGCAAAGGCGACCGGCAGTGCCACTATTACGGTCAATGTGGGTGCAGATACCAACTATACTGCACCGTCCAGCAAGACGTTCACGGTGGCCGTTACGCTGGTGTCCAAAACGCTCAGCAGCAACAGTTGGGCAGTCATCAAGGCCGTCAGCGATGCTGGGCAGGGTGCAAACTACTGGTCTGTTGGTGCCACGAAGTCCGTGACCATCAATGGCAAGGTGGGTGCGACTACGATCTCCAGCTTGAAAGTTGATGCCTTTATCATCGGTTTCAACCACAATTCCGGCAAGGAGGGCAGCAACCGCATCCACTTCCTGTTGGGTAAGATCAGCGGCAAGTTTGTTGGTCTGGTGGATAGCAGCTACGGCAGCACGACTTCCACGTCTGGCGCATTCACGATGAACACCAGCAACACGAACTCTGGCGGCTGGGGAAGCAGTCAGATGCGAAGCAAGGTACTGGGGAGCGCAAGCTCTCCCGCCAGCCCGACCGCGAACACGCTGATGGCCGCACTTCCCTCTGATCTGCGGGCAGTGATGAAGTCCTGCACGAAGTATACGGATAATAAGGGCGGCGGCAATACCGCCAGCAACGTGTCCTCTACCACGGATTATCTGTTCCTGCTGTCCGAGTATGAGGTTTTTGCAACGCACCAGTATTGCAATGATGCGGAGCCGAACTATCAGGCACAGTACGATTACTTCAAAGCGGGTAACAGCAAAGTTGCCAATAAACATTCCGCCACCGGAACGGCGGCGGTCTGGTGGCTGCGGTCGCCGATACTACACTCCACCGACTCCTACTTCTGCGAGGTTTCGTCGTCGGGGTCGTTGGACTCTTACTACGCTTACCTTGCGTATGGTGTTGTGCCCGGCTTTGTTGTCTAATCCCCCGCAGGGATTCTCGACCTACTCAAGCCCACGGAAGTGGGCGGAAAACAGCAAACTCTCCTCAAAAAATCCAAAGGGCGCGTCAGCGCCCCGCGCGAATTTTTGAAAAAAGATGCTGAAAGTGCTATCACTCAGCTGTCTTTTGGATGCATACACGCAACAAAAAACGCTATACAATACTTTCAAAACCTGTTCGTTAGGAGGTATTGTATGGCAACTAATAAGCGCGTCTTTACGTTGCGCCTGTCCGATGAGGTTTTTGACAAAATCGGTGTTCTTGCGACAAAAGAGCATCGGTCCATCACGAACTACATAGAGTATGTGCTGCTCAAGCATCTGGAAGAAGTTGAGCGAGAACAAGGGGAAATCAATCTTGATGACCCCAAAGGAGACTAAAGCATCATGTCAGTTTTGAAATCCAAGCGCACAGAAAGCAAGGCGGAGTATGTGAATGTCGCCAACGCGATTTACATTGAAACGATAAACTTCCTGACCCGCATTTCCGCAAGGTATTCCAGATTGATTGCAGAGCCGGTCGCAAAGCTGGCGGGTGAGGTGATAGACCACGCTGAAAAGGCGAACAGCATCTATCCCTCAGACGATCAGCGGCGCCAGCTTCGCAAAGCACATCTTCTGGAAGCGCGGGCATCCCTGATGGCGCTGGATGTTCGGTTGACTCACTGCTATCTCATCATGACCCAGAACCCGCAGGGATGTTTCACAACTCCCTCAGGGAAAAGTGTCGATGCGAAGAAAGCAACTGAAAGACTGGACAAAATGGCTCAAAAGTTGGGTGAACTGATTGATAAGGAAAACGATCTGCTGCAAGGCATGATTGGAACGGTCAATCGGAAAGCCTGATTTTTAAGTGGGTGTATCTCTGTTAATTCCTGCGGCGGCGGTCTGGTGGCTGCGGTCGCCGAACTACAACAACATCAACAACAACAACTACTTCTGCGAGGTTTCGTCGTCGGGGTCGTTGGACTATAACAACGCTAACAATGCGTATGGTGTTGTGCCCGGATTTTGCAATGCTTGGTCACATGGAGTAGCCATAGGTGAAAGACGACCATAGCAAAAGGAGAGGTACTTCCCGGAGGGTCAAACCTCTAAAACTGCTTTTCGACATGCTGACACGGACGCTTCTTGCATGGCGCGGGATGCATCTTACCGCGTTTCATGTGCCGGCATAAAACAGATTAGACGATGCCCGACAATTCATCTGCGCGAGGAGCGAATATTTTATGACAAGTCAGGAGCGCCATGAAGCACGATACCAGCGCCGCCGGGCAGCACGCCGAGCCAGACAAGAAGCCCGGTGTGCCGCCCTCGGTTCGTTGGAAGAAGTATTTAGTTACCACACGATGTTCAAATATGGCCGGAAATGCTGCAACGGTGTACGCTGGAAGCAGAGTACGCAGAACTTTGAGCGGCATCTGTTTTCCCACACAGCGAAGCAGCGGCGGCTTATTTTGGCAAAAAGGTGGCGGCCTAAGAAATACGTTCATTTCACGGTCTGTGAACGCGGCAAGATTCGTGGGATTGACGCTCCTCATATTACAGACCGACAAATCCACAAGGTCATCAGCAAGGAAGTGCTGGAGCCGCTTTATGACCCCAGCATGATCTATGACAACGGTGCAAGCCGGATTGGTAAGGGGCTGCACTGGCAGATCAAGCGCATCAAACAGCAGCTGGCACGGCATTACCGCAAGTATGGCCGTGCGGGCGGGGTGCTGTTGCTCGACCTGAAGAAATTCTTCCCTTACGCACCCCATTCCATCATCTATCAGCGGCACCAGCGGTATATCCTGAATCCTGATTTCCGCCGGATAGCAGATACCATTATTGATACTGCTCCCGGCGAATTCCCGGGCCGTGGGATGCCGCTGGGCGTTGAGCCGAGCCAGCAGGAAATGGCGGCGATGCCCAGTGCCGTGGACAACTGGATCAAATGCCAGATGTCCACGCACAGCGCCGGGCACTACATGGATGATTACTGCATCATTCTCCCGGACATCGAAGATTTGAAAAAGCTGGGCCGCGCTATCGTGCGCCAGTTTGAAATCCGCGGCATCCCGGTCAACAAGAAGAAATGCAAGATTATCCCTCTGACAAAGCCTTTCCGCTGGTGCAAGGCTCGTTTTACCTTGACCGAGACGGGAAAAATCAAGGTGAACGGTTCCAGAGATGGTGTGATACGCGCCCGGCGGAAGCTGAAGCTGTTCCATCGGGAATGGCTGGCCGGGAAACGTACCCTGCAGGAGGTGGCGCAGTATATGAACTGCCAAGAAGCCTACTATAAAAATTTTGATGACCATGGGCGGCTGCTGCGCCTGCGGCGGCTTTGCTATGCAATTTTTGGAGGTAGAGTGCCTTGTTCAAAATCATCAAAGCCAGTGATGGCACCGTCCTTGCCTTGACCGAGGACGTGACCTACATCAAAAAAGCCGACAACGGCTGTTATATCCTCTGCCCGGAGCCTGATGCTTCGGGCATTTCTTATGCCGGCACGCCGTATCATCTGCTCGATCGTGACCCTATGGGGGACGATTTGGAAAGCGTTATGCTGGAGCAGACCGATATTGGAAGCTGGGTCACGGAGACCCAAACCGCCATCGAGGATGCTGATGCTCTCAACGTGGATCAGGCGTACCGCCTGACCCTGTTGGAGCTGGGCATTACTGATGATACCGATGCTTCTTGAGAAAGGGGGTGAACTGAATGCTGTATCGTACTTGCAAGCGCATGATCGAAAAAGGCAACACCGCTGGCATGGCAACCAAGCTGGATGTCTTTTACGCTGCCAACAAGCTGACCGAGGACGAGTATAACGAGCTGACCGCTCTGCTCGCCGAGAAGACCGAGAAGAAAGAGCAGGTCTAACCCATGGAGCATGAACGCTTTATCGCCCGCCGCCGGGCGCGCTTCGACGGCATAGATGGAAAAGTGAATATTCCCTATGGAACCGCCCTGACTTGTCAGGACGGTTTTCTTATGCACAAAAACCAGCGCGTGTGTGCTGTAGGGAGCCAGAACGGCATGGACTGCTTTGTGCAGGACGATGACGGTAACGGCACCCTGCGCGGGGAACTGGTAGGGAACATCCAGCGGTGCCTTGAGCGCCGGGATGCGGACTATCAGACCCGCTGGAACCGGGTTTGGGCATCGGCACTCTGCCAAAAGTACCGCCGCCCGGAGTCCGAAGACTACTGGCTGTGGGCGAGAGCGTTTTTTGATGCTCCGATTTTTGATTTGCAGGCAATCGCCGCGCTGGTTCAGTGAGGGGGATGGCTGTGAATCTGAAAGAATTATTCTGGAGCGGTGGCGGGATGGTTTTGGTGCTGCTCTCGCTCATTGAGGTTTCGCCCATCAAGATCAATCCGTGGAGCAGGCTTGCGAAAATCATCGGACACGCCCTGAATGCTGAAGTGCTGGAACAGCAGAAGCAGACCCAGAAAAAGCTGGAGGAGCATATCCAAGTTGATGATGAGCGCAATGCCAATCTTCTGCGTACCCAGATCCTGCGCTTCAATGACGAACTGATTGATGATAAGCACCACACGAGGGAGCATTTTATCGAGATTTTGGCCGTCATTGATGCCTATGAGGACTACTGCCGCAGTCACCCCGACTACAAAAACAACCGCTGCATCTGTGCGGTAGCGAATATCAAACGGGTGTACAATGAGCGGCTTCAAAAGCACGACTTCTCTTGAAGGAGGTTTTCTACATGAGAGTCATCGTCTATCAGGCCAGCGACACATCTGCCCTGAGCAAGAACTTCACCCGCAAGGACTTCAAGTGCCCCTGCGGGTGTACTCGCCAGATGGTCGATTCGGAGCTGGTCGAAAAACTTCAGGCCATCCGGGATAAGCTGGGCAAGGCCATCAAGGTGACCAGCGGATACCGTTGCATCACGCATAATGCGGCAGTCGGCGGCAGCTCTGGCAGCAAGCACCGCTATGGTATGGCTGCGGATTGGCGGCTTGTAGACCGCAGCATCAATCCTGTGGCCTTGGGCATCATCGCCGCCCAGTATTTCAAGGCGGTGGGCATCTACTGGTATGACGGCTGCGCTATCGTGCACACCGACACCCGCGATGCAAAGGCAACGTGGCTGTGCGATGCCCCGAAGCACTACCCCAGCACCACCTACCTGAAATTCATTTTGCCGACCATCCGCCGGGGCTGTACCGGGGATGCAAACAGAGCGGCTACAAAGATGCTCCAGCGGTTGCTGGGGCTGACCCCGGACGGCATTTTTGGAGAAAAAACCGAAAACGCCCTGCTGAAAGCGCAGGAGAAGCACAAGCTGGCCGTGGACGGCATCTGCGGCCCTGCCAGTTGGCGGGCAATTTCTGGGGCCAACAAGTATCTGTGACATAGGAGGAAACCATCATGGAAGCTATTCTGAGTTTTATTCCCGTGCCTGTCGCTGTCATTCTGATGGCGGCGGGTTTTGTTTCGCTGGCAGTCGGCGGTATCCGGCTGGGCTACAAGGCTACTGTTAAGAATCTGGCGCTGGATCTGGTGAACCGGGCTGAAAAGTCCATTATGGGTTCGGGGCAGGGGGCGAAGAAGAAAAAGCAGGTCTTCGCCGCCCTCCGCGCCAAATGCCCGGCCATCATCCAGTGGGCAATCACGGATGAAGTGCTGGATGCGGTCATTGAGCGCGCTTTTGACGCTATGACCGCGGCGCTGAGTACCAAAAAGGCTTGACGGATACATAAACGCCAGCTAAAATAGAACCACTTGAAAAGCCACGGCTTTTGTAGAGAGCGGCATTGCCTGTGGGCAGTTCCGCTCTTGATTTTTACATTTCGCCGCCCCGGCGGCATACAAAATCCCCCTGCATTGACTTCATCGGCCAGTGCAGGGGGATTTTTTTGTTTGCAGATTACCAAATATCGCCGTCATCGGCTTCCTCATCTGGGGTGAGGGCTTCCAGCATATCCGCATCCAACTTACCCAAATCAAGGGAAATGCGCTTGCCGGTATAATAGCCGATCACAGTCAAAACCGTGCCATTGAAATTATATTGTTTGCTTCCGCGCAGGATGCGGAGAGCCTGCTCCAAATCATTCATATAGTAAACCTCATCCTATTTTGGTAATGTAAAAGCGGGTGGATCCTTTTGTCCAAGGGTTGTGCTTGTCTTCTTCCTCAAAGCGCTTCTTCATGGAAAGCGCCTGTTCTTCGGTGCAGGTGCCACCAACAATTTTATCATAACTATTTTTCACATAGTATTTGACACCGACGGCGGCGCCGTGCTGAAGCGCTTGCTCAAGCGTAAGCATTCAGTTCATACCTCCCATCAATCACCGAACATCCGGCGCTCAGCGGCTTCCTGGCGCTCTTTTTCAATCATGGCGGCAATCCGGGACTTCTCTTTGGTGCTGAACCCCCAAGCCTTTTCGCAGGGGATGGCAACAATGAAGCCGTCCTCATGGATGCCGTATTCATTGAAATCTTCGTCAACGTACCGCTTGCAGTTGTGCGGCCGGTCGTTGAAGTCGTATTCGACCTCATCAGGAATGCGGGTCAGCTTGCCCTTGATGGGAAAATTGTTCAGCTTTGCAAACTCTCGGATGGTCATGGCGCTTCTCCTTACTCAATCGCTTCTTCAATGCTGCTGGTGGCATCTTCCAGACTGCTTACCGCATCGGACAGGCTTTCACAGATTTCCTCGGTACGCTCGTACCGCTCGCCGCTCTGGAAGTTTTCAGGGATGTTGTCCCGGTATTCTTCTTCCTCGGTTTGGATTTCCTCAAGCTGCATCTGGAGGGTTTCAAGCTGGTCAACGATGGCCTGCAGGGCCTTTCTGCGCTCTCTGTTCATATATATTCTCCTTGATTTTTCATCGGTGGGTGGTTATAATTAAAAAGCGAGGGCGGCGGCTCCTACCCGCCGCCCTGCTCTTACGGATTACTTGTTATCCGTGGGGGTCTCGTTGCTCTGAATGATTCTGTTGGGTTTAATCGTGATCGTTATCCGCTCTGCAAGATCGGGATGTTCGACCAAGATTTCCAGCAGCTCTTTCAGAGCTTTTACTTTTTCATCCATCGGTCTGTTCTCCTTTCCGGTGAGCTTCCCGCTCCTCCTGACACCTATATTATACAGGATTTCCTTTATAATGTCAAGGCTTTTCTTAAAGAAAAACCTATATTTTTGAAAATATTTCTTGACAAAATACAGGAAATCATTTATACTTGCGGTGAGGTGATGAGCATGGATTTCCCAACGAAAATCAAAATGGCTGAAGCTGTTGCCAAAGTAAAAGAAGCTGAACTTGCCCGGCGGATGGACACCACCCCGCAGGCATTCAACCAGCGAATGAAAACAGGAAAGTTCAAGTATGAAGAACTGGAGCAGATGGCGCAGGCCATGGGCGCAGAACTTGTTGTGAACTTCCGCTTCCCGGATGGAACAGAGGTATGATAAAAGCCGCCAGTGTTTTTGAAGCGCTGGCGGCTTTCTTTATGCCGTGGGTAAGGACTTTACCTGAGAAGCGCCAAAGAACGATGCCCGGTAGGTCTGGCCGTCCCCCTTGCTGCTGTGGATAAGCACAGCCTGAAACAGGGCCTTTTCGCCATGCTCCACCATGTACCCGGCGGCTTTCCAGCCTGCCCAAGTGTTCACCGGCTCGGCTACCCCGGCGGCCTGCTGGGCTTCCTCGATGCGCTGGGCGTTGATCGGCTCGGCCTTTGCACTGTTCCATGCCCGGTGTAGGCACTCGGAAAAGGCGGCAACGCCCTTTCGATACAGCTTCCATGCCTTGCGCATGATGGCGGACAGATCAAACTTTTTCATAATGCCCTCTCTTTCTTTGGCTGAAAAGATAAAATAAAAATCAGCAGGGGAGTGGGTTACTGACTTAGCATGCGCTCACGACTTACTGCGCTCCCGGCTCTTACTTCGCCCCTTGCCTTCCGGTCGTACTCCCTTGCTGTGATTATAGTATCTTCCTTTTTGCCTTGAAAGACAACAGCGAAACCGATATTTTATCAAGAAAATAGATGATAAAATAAACAAATATATTTATATAAAAAGCCCGGATTGTGTATCCGGGCAGGGGAGAACAACTTACTTCTTTCGGGCCTTGTTTACGGTTTTCGGGATCCGGCGCACCTCCGTGACTCGAAGCTCCTCGTTGGGTTCACGGACAATCAACTCATCAATGCTACAATCCAGAGCTTCACAAATCAAATCCAGATCGTCAAGACTGATTCTTTCTGCAAAGTCGTGATACAGTTCATTGATGGTTTGAGCGCGGATGCCGGTTGCGCGGGCAAGTTCCGTTTGCGTCATGCGCCTTTCGCCGAGACGCGTTGACAATAAAATCCTAATCATAAGCCAATCTCCTTTATCCAAAATTCTACC